ATAATAAATTTAAAATATAATTTATTAATATAAAATGAATGGATATACTCCTTCTTATAAATCAAGTGAAGATATCATTATGCCTAAAAAGAATGATACAAAAATAAAACCACAAGAAATCTTCGATATGGCGAAGGTAAGCTCAGCAACTTCAAGTAATCAAAAAAAATCTAAACCTAAAAAAAATGAAAAAAAAATAACAAAGAAAAAGAACAAATATAAGAAATAAAATATATATTCTTTATTATGGGGCTTGATTTTAAAGAAAGAAGATATTATGATGATGATGAAGAAAATGAAAAATTTATAAATATATATGCTTCACGTATATACTGTATACATGGACAACCCAGTTATTATCCTTGCTTTAAATGTAAAAGAGATAATGAAATAAAAAATCAAAAGAAATATAAGAAATGTAAAGAACCATTTGATCCTTTTAGATGTTTTGATGATTCTAATGAATATCACAGAAGTGAGATAAATGAAAATCTCACTTGTGAGATACAACAACCACAATTTAATAATTTAAAGAAATCTAATTCATTTGAAGATTTAAAAAAAGAATACCATAAATTATGTAAAGTTCATCATCCTGATAAAGGTGGTGATGAAGAAACATTTAAACAATTAAATAATTTATATCATTGTTTAGAAGAAAAGTTCTAATTAGGGAGAAATCATTTCTTCTTCACCGCTTTCAGTTTTCATTTGTTTTAAGTCTTCTTCTCTATTTTTAAAATTTGGTCTTGTGTATATAATACATTTATCTAATCCATTTGTTATCGCAGGCTTACTTATTGTATCATAAGATTTAAATTTCTTTCTAAATGTATTAATTATATCATCATCTATGGTTGGTGATTGTTCTATAAGTCTATCATATTCAGCTCTACAAATACTTAAAAAATCATGAGCATTAGTTCGTCTCACCGGATCTATCGCTAATTCAATCGATATATTACGACCTAATTTAGACCATGATATACCGGATGCTCTATGGCTCTCCATTGTTTCTGCTACTTTTAAAAAATTCTGTAATGTACCTAATATCCCTGCGAATATATTAATACCACCTACAATAGCAGAAGCCATCGGTCTATTTTCTTCTGTGATAAAACTATCCATACCCACATTAGCCGCCCCTGTTAAAGTTGATAAAATGATAACAGGTATACTAAAACAATAATATCTAGATCTATATTTCTTTTCACTTGTATTATGTAACCATCGATAACAAGAACCTTTTTCACTCCATTCAGCTAATAATCTTTCACATTCAGGACTCCATACTTCTAAAACTTCTGGCGGTGCTTTTACACTCATTTATATATTGATAATTTTTTTATTTTTTTTATTATATTTTCACTCAATTAAATATATTTGGTATTATATAAAATGTCTAATTATTGGCGAGCAGATGATGTAGTTCAAATCGGTGAAACTAAAGTAGAAATATCTAGTGAAAATGGATTATCTTTTAGTGGTGGACAGAAAATTTCTCTATTTGTTCCCCCATCAGTTAAATTTATGGATGGTAAGAAAACCTTTTTAGAATTTGACCTTAAACTTAGTCTTCCTGCTGGTGAAAAACCCACACTTCTACAATTAGATCACGCTGGTGCTGGTGTATTATTTAGAAACCTACGTATTTACGATGGGACACGTGGTAATCTTATTGAAGAAATTAATGAATATAATGAACTTGTAGCCTTAAAATATGATTATGATACGGATGCTTCTAAAAGAAATCTTCGTGCCTTACAAGAAGGGGGGACGGCTTACTCTGTCCCTAACAGTGGGACGCTCGGTAATACTAAAAGTGAATACACTGATACTATGACTAATCCTTATTTCAAGCGTGGTGCCGGTAAATCGGCTGCCCTTACTGATGCTGATTTCACTAGTGTTAAATGTTGTGTTCCTATTCATAGCGGAGTATTTTCTGGTAAAATCTTTCCGGTTTTTATGTCAAATGGCTTATATTTGGAGTGGGATGTTGTTCGACCTGAACAAGTAATTAAACAATTAGACACGGCTATTAAAGACCGCCGTTTAACTCTAAACCCTGTTTTCCATTCACTTAATGGTTCTACCACCGCCCCCAGTCCTTGGGCGGATGCTGGGACACTTACTGCCCCTGCGACCATTTATATTAAACAAGATAATAACCTTGTAGGAGATGATTTAGTTGATAGATGCCCTTTTGTTGTAGGTGAAGCTATTAATCTTATTAAAAGAAGTGATAAAACTGAAGCCACCCTTACTGCTCCATTTGTAATCAGTGAAATTAATGCTTCTTCTAATGGACTATTAGAACTTAAATGTGCGAGTGCTATTACACAGAATAGTGGTGAACAGATTGATCAGAATTGGAGTTTGTTTAGTACATCGGTATTATCCCCTGCTGTTGCTGGTGTATACAAACCATCTTTCACTATTTCTAATTTTAATCTTGTTGTTCATCAAGTAACACCAGACCCTAAGGTAGAAGCAGGTATGCTGGCTAAAGTTCGTCAAGGTAAGGCTATAGAGTTCGATATTCATTCTGTTACTAATTACAAGAATTCACTTTTAGCCAGTGATAGACAGACGTCCTTTTTGGTTCATGCCCAAAATTCAAGGGCGAAATCGATTTTAGTATGTCCTACCGATTCAACTGTATACAAATCGGCGAGTTTAATATCTAGTAATGGGACTTATCAAATTACAGATGATGAAGCTGATTTAGGATTAAATAGTAATCGTTCCGGATATTCTGGTATTTGTGATTTCTTAACTTCTGTTCAGTATGTAATTAATGGTAAGCTTGTACCATCTCGTCCTGTTTCTGTTAAGAAGTGTGCTACACGTGAAAGTATTGATGCTTTCCATATCTTTGAATTAGAAAAAGGATTAGATAATGCTGGTATTGTTCCACGTTCTTTTGTTAAATATCTTGAAAATTGGGTATTATCTCGTGGATTTGCGATTGGGTCAGGTGCTATGGATATGCGTGGTAAAGACCTGTCGGTTCTACTAAAATATGAAGAAGCATCGGCTCCCACGAAACCGAAGATGATAAACAGTTTTGTATTTCACATTCGTAAATTGATGATGAAAGGTTCCGGTGCTGTTGGTGTTGTTCAGTAAATTCAAGTAAATCTTTTTTTATTTATTTCTTTTTATTAAATATTATATTTTAAATAATATAAAATGAGCAGTAGATATATAAGTATCCGCCCTGATAATATTCCCAGTGATGGTAAAGTAAGTTTCAAAAATGGCTTTCCAGTTCTTTCCTTCACAATTCAAAGTCAAAACGGTATCCTTAACCCTAAATCAATCCGTATAGCTGGTAATCTTGCTGTTTTTAAAGATAATGCTTCGCCACCCACTCCTGTATTAGAAACGGATAGCGGTGATGAAAGAGTTACTATGGATAATAGGCTCGGTATTTATAATGTTATGGATCAGTTAATTATTCGTCATAATAAATCTAAACAAATTTGCGAACACATACGTGCGTATCCACGTTATTTACAGAGTTATTTAGGATTGAGTTCGAGTAAGCAGGATTTAATGTCTTTCATGGGAGCGACTAATTTAATTATGCCTAACCCTGAAACATTCTTCAAAACTGTTATCGGTAATGCTGCTGGTGTTACTGCTGATGAAGTTGTTAATAGTTTCTCTGCTAATCTTATGTGTGGATTTCTGGGGACGGGTGAGCCGATTAATCTTATGGATAGTAGTTTTGGGGGGATACAAATCGAAATTCACCTTTCACCGGACCAAGCGTGTCTGTTTAATCCGGATGGTAGTAGTGCTAATGTTAGTGATGCTCATTATCAATTGAGTGAATTAGAACTCACTTGTGAGATAGAAGATATTCCCGCTGATCAGATGGCTACAATGTCTAAACAATCATCGGGACAGCGTGAATTTAATACGATTACTTCTCTATATACGTCTATTAATTCTACGAATGCTCAACTACAATTCAGTCTAGGTCTAAAACAAGTACAATCTGTATTCATGAATTTCTGTCCATCTTCTCATATTAATACAATTACACAGAATGGTAATGCTACGACTTATCCTTCTAAATCTGGTGGAGAACTCGCCTTCCTAAAAAGAATTCAGTGGCTACGTGGTGGTTCTAAATTTCCCTGCGAGTATGATATCGTAACTAACTTCGACAAAGATAATAATGTTGCTGTTGTAGATCCACAAGTATTAAAACAATTTGTTGATAGTGTAATTCCTACTTATATTGATGATAGGTGTTCTGTCTCTTCACAAAACAATAACCGAGCATATAACTTGGGGACGGCTGATGATAGTTATAATGATTTAGCAGATGGGGGTGCCCTGTTTGGTCTTGGAATGCTGTACAATCAGTTTAATTTAGGTGCCGATTTTTCACGGGAACAATGGGGAGTATCTATTGAAAGTGATTTAAATGATGATTCACCACAATCGGTATTCATTTATGTTAAGAGCCGTGCAGTATTAGTATGGTCAGCTAATGGGGTTCAAATGATCCAATAAGTAAAATTATCAAAAATAAAATATATATTTAATATAAAATGAGTTGTGATAAAAATGATATAATTATGTTTGTTGAAGAACATTTCGATAATAAAATTGATAAAGATACATTTACATTTGTAAAAGAATTATATGAATATGTAAGTTTTTTATATGATGGGGATTGTTTAAGTGAAGATCTCACAAGTGAGAGCGATGAAGATGAAGATGACCCTGCTTTAATTCATAATATTGTAGCTGAAAAATTTACAATTAAAAAAGATAAAGATGGATTTTATTCATTAGATTAATATTTTATATTTCTATACAATTTTATTTTTTTATTTTTGTGATATAATATTTATATAACTAACTATATAAATATGAGTGCTACAGGACAACCCCCTTTCGTAACTGATGAGCCACCGCCCCTAAATAAAGCTCCGCCTACTATGGGTAAATTTGCCCCTAATATTCCGGATTTCATGCGTCTTGGTTCTGTTCCGGTTAATTACATTCAAGAAATCGAAACTGATTTGCTAGAAAGCGTAGTCTTTCAAGAAGGTTCAGGTGATAGTGTTACTGGTTTCGCTAGATTTCAGCTTCAACAGAAGGGATTTCTACACAGTAAATCGAAGGTATTTATTTCACTGGTTCCCCCTGCTGATGTCTCTCGTGCTATGTATCCTGTCGGTGTCGGTGTAGGTAATCTTGTTGAGAAAGCAGTTCTAAAATGTGGTAATGTTGTTATTAATGAAATTTCTTCGTGGGATCATCTTCAAGCATTTCATTCTACAAGAATTTCTAATGAAAATAATGTAGAACGTGAGTTATATACGACTGGTCGTTGTATGAACCACGCCTTTAGATATGATATAGCTGATACTGGTACGTCTAATTTAGCGACACATTATGGTTTAGAAGTAGGACGTGATATTACTGATGATGGGACTACTAGTCAATTTTTACAGATGCCTTTTGCTACTATGGATGGTGCTACTCCTGAACAATCACCGAGTTATTCTATTGATATTGGTGATTTATTCCCTTTCATGAAGACTACACAGCTACCACTTTATATGATGGATATGCCCCTGACTATTGAACTTACATTTAGACCACCGAAGACGCATCGTGCTGTTAAACTTGGTGGGACTGCTGATCAGGAGTTCTTGATTGACCGTAATGAACTTAAATTTTGTGCTGATTATGTTTACTATGGTGCGACGGATGAAATGGAGCGATATGCTGATGCGAATAAACAAATGACTTTTTCGTTTGTTGATTATCGTGCTGTATCTACAAGTGTTACACAAGCATCTCTACAAAATGATACTGTAAGAAATCTGGGT